CGAAAGCTACGTAATAGGGCTGTGCAGTCATCGCGCACTGACAGCCCACAATCGGACCAGGCCATTAGCTTAAGAGCTCACGACGGTGAGCGCGAGCGTGCGACTGGTCCGGGCCTCAAGCAACAAGCTTCAAGCGTCAAGCCCCAAGCAACTCAAGTCTCGAGCGACAAGCATCAAGCCCCAAGCCCCAAGCGTCAAGCTCCAAGCCGCAAGCGACAAGCTCCCTGATTCTTCTACCCTCATAAAGTTTCAAGCCGCAAGCTTCAGGGGTCTGGACTAGGATAAAACTATTGATAGGATGTTTCACGTGAAACGCGATTTGGTGTGGTGAGAACCTAACAGAATTACGTTTGGTTACTTTAAACTCTATTGTGAAAAATACATTATTTTTGTTGTACGCCAACACATCCGGACAACCAAGTGACGCCGTATTTTCTATTCTTGTGTAAGAAATATTAGGTGTATTTTTTTTAAAATACTTATAAAATTTAGCTTCAGGTCCCATATGTTTTTACAGTAATGAATGTTTATAACTTTTTCTTAACACTACCCATTTTCCATGATTGTTGAGTAGATAATTCTATCACAAGTCTATGACTTTCTCTTGCACCAATTATATTATTCTCAAATAAACTGATAGATAATATATCGAACTGACCATCAGGAGAACGAAACTCACCTTGTGGTAACTTAACAACCACTCTAGCATCCTGGCATGTTGGTGATTTTAAAAATCTATCTAGCTGTCTTGCTAATTCTTTCGCATTTATCATTAATTGACTTTTACTCTATGTTACGTTAATAGTCAAGTATGGGTGTACCAAAAAGATTAACAGAAATGCAACAAAAGTTTGCAAACTTATTAGTAACAAACGAAGGTAGAAAGACTGCCTATGAATGTGCTATTGAAGCAGGATACTCACCAGATAGAGCAAGAGTAACAGCATCAGAATTACGAAACCCAAAACTATATCCACTTGTAGTTAAATACATTGGTGAGATCAGAGAAGAGTATCAAAAGAAATATGAAGTGACTTATGAAAGACACATATCAGAACTTGGTAAAATTAGAGAAGCTGCACTTAAAAAAGGTGCCTTCTCAGCTGCTAACAATGCAGAGGTAGCAAGAGGTAAGGCAGCAGGTTTATACGTAGAACAAAAAATAATACGTACAGGTAAATTAGATGACATGAGTAAGGATGAAATGGAAAGAGAACTTAAAAATATTTTAGATGAATACTCACCATTACTACAAGATGTAACCGTTGATAATATCAAAGAAAAAGTAAAAGAAAAAAGATTACCAAGACTTAAGAAAGTTTCGTCATCTTCTTTATCCAAGAACGAGGAATCATCGTCCGATCCCCAAAAGTAAAACTACCATCATCTTCTTTATCGTAAGAGGCAAACATCTTAACCGATATTTTATCTTTAGAAAATATCCAACCTTCATTAACAGGTTTAGCTAGTTTCATTTTATTAAATTCTTTTTCATCTGCCCAACCAGAATCGCTAACACAATCAACCCATTCAACTCTATACTTTGAATAAGGTATATCATTATTGCTCTTAATAGTTGTGTTTAATTTTCTTTTTTTGGGCATGAGTACCATATAGCAGACCCCTATAGGTTTTTCAAAATTTTAAATGCAAAATTCAAATCCAAAGTACTCGCGCGGCCCCTATCTTAGAATCGTTCTAAACTACACTATCTTCTAAAATCGTTGGTATTCCTTGCTGATCACCAAAGTGCCTGATCACCTCTCTTTTTGAGAACCCATTTTGCAAATTTAACAATATCCAAAAACCTATAGGCAGGTGATGAACCGCATAAAACCTCACTTTTTAATTATGTCAATTCTGCCTTATTTGCCTTATTTTTGTCATTATAGAATTTATCTATTTTTTCTAGGAATTTCCATTGATATTTAATAAACTCCTTGCCTTTTACTTGAAACTTTTGGAAATAATTATCTGGAGTACACATCAATACGACCCCTTGAGTGATCTCAGTGCCATATACAAAGTTATGTGCCATAGCATATGCCCCTAGTTGCATGAAATAGTCGTCGATCCATTCCTTACGCTTGGGCCTATTACTCTGTTTGAAGTCTATTATAGAGTCCTCATAGTCAAATACACCAACTAAGTCTGTTTGACCTGCATATAAACCTGGATAATATAGGGTAACCTCACTGCCCCATATTTCAGAAACATCGCATAAACCCTTGTTAATAATCACTTGAGCCATGTCACCTGCTACCTGACCCTCGTCTGTTAGATCCTTGTGTCCTTCTCCCAAGATATATCTTTCAAGATGCAAGTGCATGTTTGTACCGCGGCTGGCCGCTTGATCCCTGACTCTTGTGGCCTGTTCCTCGCCAACTTTAGCAGTCCACTTCGCAATAGATTCTTTCTTCTCGTCAGATTGCGTAGCAGACAGGATGGTTGTAACACTTGGTAACTTTTCGCCAGTTATTTCGTAGTGTCTTTTACCTTCAACAGAAGTCCGCATTGACGTAGGATAGTCAAATTGTTTATTCCACTTAAAACTCAAGGCCAATAACCAGTCCTTTCTTACCATCTTTTTCGATGGCAGGAGCTATAAACCAATTATCTTTCTTGTATCTAATCATCGGCACAACATCAGCGTAAGTATAACCTGTAACAAGTCCTAACTCCCAACCCTCGTGTTGCAATCCGATATAACTAGATATTCTTTCTTCACTATTATAAAACACACCGGATATCAAAGCATCTTGTTGACATCTCGCGTGTGGATGTAGATTATTATATTTATTCTCTAAACCTACGTGTAGAGATACTGCAAACAGTAAACTTAAACAACTCATTCTAACGCCATCGCTTTCTTATACAATTCTAAATCAACTACGTTGCCACCCATAATTTTACCATCATAATGATTTATAATTCTATGTATCTTATCAAGTTTAACGTGTGAATAAGGATACAATAAACAACATACATAATACGCATCACGGTGACTACATCGCCAACGCCATTGTTTTTTTCTACCTGGCCTAACCTTTCTTGGTCCAACCTTACCAACTTTTAAAACTTCATAAATCCATCTTAATATAGATTCATCAGTCATTGCAATCTCCATTCTAATAACTGTTACATTATGAATAGGTTTACCAGGTCTTTGATGTCTAGTTTGTTTTGTTTTTTTAAAATAAACAGAACCTTCTCCATCAAATAATCCTGCTATATATGCTATATCGCTTTCTCTTATCATTTCTCTGCTCCATAAACTAAAGCAGCGCCTGTGTTAATTAGATCTACGCTTGAGCAATGGCTTAAGCTCAACATAAGAATCAAAATAATCATCAAATTCTTTATCATATACTTCTCCTTTCGAATTACATAAATCACATTGTACAACAACAGATACTCTGCCCTCTTCTACATTACATTTAATAAAACCATTACCCCTGCACTTTGGGCATATCTTTTTGTTTTCCGTTGTCATTACTTGTTTCCTTTGAAGTTTGTTTTAATGATGCAAGCATCGCTATGTGTTGTGCAACCTCTCCATATGGCCTTTGCCACATGTAAGCTAACAATTGTTTTCTTTGGTCTTCTGTAATTGTAAACATTATTTCTCCTTTATTTTTCCGTTAAGTTTTCTTTTTTTTTTAAATGCTCTTCTTCTAGGTTCTTCGTATTTTTCTAAATCTTTATCAAGTTTTAATTCTTTAATTTTTTCACTAATTAAAGACTCTAATACCTGAGACATAGATACCTGTAGTCCCTTGAACATTTTTGTTGATAAAAAATGTCCACTCTTATATGTTTCATTAGTTAGAGAGACATTTCGATATTTAGTTTTATCTGTCATCTTTGTTTCCTTTCGTTTAATAATGATAATATAGGATAATAATATAATAAGTCAATGACAAAATTTATTTTATTAATGTATTTATGCAGCAATATACCTGGTAATGCATGCCAACAATTTGAGCCAAAGTATAAGGAGTTTAATAGCTATCATCATTGTGCAATCTACGGTTACAAATACTCTGTTGAATTATTAGAAAATTTTGACCCGGAATTTATTAACGAATATAGAGTCTTTACAGCTTTTGATTGTAAAGAGGATGCAGCTATTTAATTAATTTAAAGCACTCAGACCCAAACCAATAACCCGAACCATTATTCATAACCCACCTATTGATATCTCCATTATATGTGCTAACAGCTTCCATGTGGTCTTCACTAAAATCCATACATTCTCTTAACGTCATAGGTCTTGTAAACTCAAGTAATTCTTTTATATATAACTCCCCTGGTATTTGAATTATTATATGCATCGCATTCACTAACTCGTCCATGATAAAACTCCCTTATTAATTTATACCATTCATCTTTGTACTTAGAATCTTTGGTCTTGTTCCAATTTTTTGCTGCGTCGTCTATCTTTTTTGTTATATTCATTTACTTTCGTTCCTAGGTTTATTATCTTTTTAATACCAGACCCTTGCAATTGTATATCAACACCATAAGGTTTCCATGCTTTTTTAATTATGTTTAATTCTAAAATAAAATTAAACCATTGTTTTTGTGACATTTTATTTGCTTTGATCTTTACTTCTTTCATTCGCTTTTCTCTTCTTTGTCTTTTAATAACTGCTCTATTTTATGTGCAAAATGTATTAAATTTACTTTTGTAAGTCTTTCTGCATGTGACATAGCTTTATTAAAATTATCGTCTTGATATTTTTTAATTTTATTACTAAACTGTACCTCTGGTATTCCCCATCTTGTTTGGTCTGTCATTTTTGTAGGATAAAATTTAATTTAATGTGTGTCAACCCTTACGTCGTTTTTTCTGTTGTCTCTTTTCATGTTTATTTCTATTCTTTTTGTGTCTACCCGGACGTTTACGAGGTTTATCCCTGACGTAATTATTTACTCCGAAGGTAGATTTCTTTTTAGCCATGCTATCTCACTATCTTTCAATTGTATATACCTAATACATCCATTAATATGTTGTTTTGTATCCTCTCCACAATTAGTGCATCTGTAATACTCTGATACAATTGCAACGAGTATTGTATCTTCTTCACAATGACTACAATGTCCAGTCACTGTATCTATGTTATGAAAATTAAATCCTACGTATTCTTTCTTAGACAAGGTCTGTGGCCTTTCCTAATACAGGTTTATATTTTGTTTTACCTTCTGATTTAAATGCATGTAAAAATTGTTTTCTAGCACCTTCAGGTATGTAACTGCAGTGTATCCACCCACTATTTGGTTCACCTGGTGTGTAAAACTCAAGAATCAATTGGTCATACGGTAATTCTCTACGAATCCAATCAGCTAATTCTGCGTTATCTACACCCATAACTTCGAAGTCTGCGGCCTCTGCTTTTGCATGTTGACTGTTAACTGAGCTACCAATAGCAGTGCATAACTCCATAGAACGAAAGCCGCTTGTCACCTTAACCCTGCCGAAATGATCACGAACCGGTTGCAATATGTTTTCACATAACGCTTTTAGTTTTTCTATCTGATCGGCGTTAGGATTATTATCAATACCACGCCTGATAGCAGTGTCTGATTTAATTAGCTCTTGTAAGCTGAAGTTCCGTGAAAGGTTCATTAATTTGCTAGTGGATTGGAAGAAGATACTTTTATTTCTTCTATCTGTACTTTTAAAAGTTCTATTTCTTTTTCTAATATTTTAGTTGCTGTATCATCATGTGTATGTGATGTGTCATGTGTATGTGATGTGTCTGCATTCTCTAACATTTCAACTTTTTCTTCTAATACTGCTAGTGATGTTTCAATGCTTGTTGTATCTACAGTTTGTAAAGAATCTAATCTAGTTGTGATCTCTCCGTATTTCACGAAGCCACCACCAATTGCAACAATAGCTGCAATCAAAGCTGCGATTCCTGCAAGTTGTTCTTTAAGTTTGCCCATTTTTTAATATCTCCAGTTCATTCAAAAGCTGTTGCTTCTTAAGATTTATCTCTCCAAGTTTCTTTGCTTTGACTTTAATCTTATCATTTTCAGTATAACTTGCAAGACTAGTATTTGGGTATATTTGCCTGTTATCAAATATATTTAATTGATCTAAGTATATGTCTTTTGGCTTATAAAACACTGTGTTTTCATACACGTTTAACGATACTTGATCACTAGTCATAGCTTCTAATTTTATTATATTTTTTATTTGTAAGTTCTTAGATATATTTTTTATATCCTTGTCTACTTTAGCCATTACCTTGTCAATATTTTTGATGAGAGCTTTTTTCTGTTGTATGCTTTTTTGTTTGGCAATTTTTTTTGTTTGAACAGAGGACTTTTTAGGAGTCTCGCTAGTAGATTTCTTTTCTTTAATTTCTTCTTTTTTTTCTTTTTCATTTGTTGCTTGTACCATTTTAGTAGGTTTCTCTTCAACAGATTCTTCTTCAGCCATCTCTGTGCTTTCTTCTTCTATCATTTCTTCTTCAGCCATTTCTGTTGGCTCTTCTTCCATCATCTCTTCCTCCATCATTTCTTCTTCAGGAAAAGATTCTGTCATCATCTCTGGTTTTTCTTCTACCATTTCTTCTTCAGGAAAAGACTCAACCATCATAGGTGGCTCTTCTTCCATCATCTCTTCTTCTTGAAATGTTTCGTTAGAAAATTGTTGTGGTTGTTCTTCTGGTTCCATGAACATAGGTGGTTCTTCTGTTACAAAAGATTCTTCAGATGAGAAACCTTCTTCTTCATCTGGCATCATAGGTAGGAATGTTGCAACAATCTCATTAGATTCTTCATACATCTCTTCCATCATTTGGTCATCGACAAACATAACAATAGGGCCATCAGACATTTCCATACCTTCAGGTTCCATCATAAACTCTTGGTCCATCTCCATAAAAAATTCTTCTATAAACTCTTCTGCAAATTGAAATGTATCCATCTCCATTTCCATAGGCATTTCCATTTCAAACTGTGGCTCCTCGTTAAAAGAAAATGTATCTTCTTCAAAAAAGAATTCTTGTACATCATCAAACACTTGTTCATCTAAATCACCTAGATCATCTTGTACTTGATCTAGTGAGTCTGATGCATCTTGATTTAATACAGTGTCGTCGTATGTCATTGTAAGAGCTGCACCCAATAAATTAGGACCACCTCTTTGACCTGAACCTGTATTGTTATCTGTGCCACTCCAAGACCAATCTACTTTGTTTGATCCATGACTATTGTAAATTACTTGATCGTTATACTGCCCACAGTCTGCAGTCTGTCCTCCTGAAGAACTGGTAGGATAACCATTACAGTTTCCTTGAAATCCATCTATGTCTGTTCTTGTTTGTGTTGTTGTAGATAATACAGTGCCGGTTGAATCTTTTAATTGTATAGTAACTGTATGTGAATCTGTTGCTCCACTTTTGCCTTCACAATTACCAGCTTGATTATCGCAGTTAGCAACATCAATATAACTATTTAAAGTTATACCGTTGTCTAACATCTCTTGAGTTCTATTATTATCAGTTAGTGCTATGTCATCAACAGACAATGTTGTAGTACCAGTAACCTCAAAGTCACCACCAACACTATACTTATATCCACAGTTAGCTTGAGACGCAGAACAAGTTACATCAAATCCATTTAGTGTAGTGTTATTAGATACAGTGCCAGAACCACCTGGATTAATTTGTTCTGTAGAAGTAGATCCCCAATCTACACCATCACCTGCGTTTGGAAGTAAATTACCTGTTGTAACAGTATCAGCTTGTGCTGCTGTAAATAAAAATAAAAAAGGTATTAACCATTTCATTTTAGTATAAGTTTTTTAATGCTTTGACTGCCGTCAATATTTAATTCTAGCTCTGCCATAGATTTAATGCATTGATACTTTATAGAATCTTTTGCATCACGCATTGCAATCCTTTTACCTTTTAAACACTCAGACATTGAGGTTTGAATACGTGCCTCTTTAATTTCTCCGTTGATAATCATAAGTAGGGCTACAATTAATTCTGTCATTAGTGCGCTGTCTTTCCATTAGCTCTTACTTTGTCTTTTAAATCTTCAATATCAGCTAATGCTTGATCTAATTGTTCTCTTAAAAATTCTATGTTGACTTTGTTAGTCATATTCATTTCTTGAGTTTCTTCCATCTTCTCAACGGACTTGTATAAATCCTCCAATAAAAAATGTTGCTCCTGATCTACGGGCACTTGTTCACTTTTTTTAAGCAAATCATTTTCAAACAACTCACGTGATGTCTCTAACGATACCAACCTCGCAGTCAGCTCGGTGTATGCGAACACGCCAGCCACAACACCAAAAATTATCGCAAGCATGTTCTTGACAGGCATACTTACAGATGTGTTTTCACTTATTTTCATTTGTGTACTTTTATTTCTTCTTTAAATTCTACAGAGTTTTCTTTTTTATTTTTTTTATCTTCAATAGCTTTTATCTTTGCTAACTTCTTTTCTTTCTTTTCTCTGTCTTTCATACGTTTAACGTATGTTGTGTAATCTGGTCTTTCATGGTCATACTTACCCCATAATTCTTGTGCCTCTTTACCTATCTTGCCATCTATTGGACATGGTGTTCCTGCTTGTATCATAGATTCAAACACTCTTTCGTCCTGGCAAAGTATTGCAACAGCTGCAACTTTCATACCAAAATCGTTTAATATTCTAGCTAATTTTAATCTTTCACAGTTTTTGTCTATAAAATGTTTACCACCGGATACACCAACACCAAATGTTTGTACACCAACAGATGCTCCTACAGCACAAACGTCTTGTGTCATGCTGTTATAAGAAGGTGCACTAGAGCTTGGTGGTGCTGATCTTATATTAGAGTTTGTTGTGCTATTTGTTGTGCTGTTGGAACTAGACCCAGACTGATATGTTGTCGTAGCAGTTGATGTATAGCCACCTTCAATTGCTGTATTAGATCCAGATGTGTTTGTTTGTGTGGATCCTGAATGTGCTGGTCCACCAAAAAAAGCAAGCAGAACCATAAGTATAATTAATATACCTGTAAAATAATAATTATTTTCTACAGATTTATACCTCATTTTTTTCCTTATTCTCCGAATCTTTGCATTTACAACCTTCACAAGTACACACTCCATATTCATCTGCGTGTAGATTATTGTCCTCGCCGCAATGACAAGGATGATGACATTCGTTACAAAAACCTACCTTCATTTTAAAAATAATATTATAATTGAAGCAACCACTACGCATCTATAAACTAATAAAGTTTTTTGATCTGGTAATTGCATTTTTTTCCAAATATTTTCAATCATGTTTTTTCTCCTCAATTTCATAAAAGAACTTATCAGTGTCTTCAGTTCTCCACTGATTAGCGTCTTCTACATTCCACTCGTTAGTTTGTACCTTCCAATCAGGAACTTGGTCCTTCACTGTAAAAGAAGGTATGTTCCAAATAATTCTGTTGTTAGGTTGTGCTGCATAATTACCATCTTCTAAGGCCATTATGTGAGCGCACTTGTGTTCGTGCGGGATTTCTGAATGATCAGTATCCACTATATTACTCTCTGGATGTGCAAAGTCAACGGTAAATAAATATTTTCCGTGATGCCATTTCTTATCTTTACCTATGTACTTACCAGCTTGTGCGTCTAAGATATCCCAACAATGAACAGAAGGATAATAAGAAAAACAATTCCATAGCTGTAACTCGTCAAGTCTTCTATGTGGAACAGCTTTCGGTTCATAGCCACGTTGAATAAAAGCCGTAATTGGTAAACGATAAAAGACAGCGCCGTTTTCCATAATCGCATGCCATAAGATAGCGCGACCTGTAATTGCGGTAAGACCAAAGATAATACAGTCTTCAACTTCTCCGTGATGTTTTTTAAGATCATATAAATACTCCTTTCTTATTTGTGCATATTCTACTGGTATGTTTGCATTTAAGTAAGCCATAAATTCTCCTCATTTTATTTCCCCCCAATTTTTACCAGATTCATAATCTACTTTGTTTGGTATCTCTAGTTCAACTGCGGATTCCATAATTTCAATAATACGTTTTGCCTTTGTATCATCTTCTACAGAAATATCCAACTCATCATGTACTTGGATATGTGCTACTATACCCTCTTTGTATAATTCTAACATAGACTTTTTTGTCATGTCAGCAGCTGAACCTTGTATTAATTTATTTAATGCTTTGTATGTATAAGCACGCTTGATGCCTGGTCCGTATTCCTGGCGAGCTTGGTCAAATGGTAAAGCTTTATGTATACCAAATTGATTTGGCTCCCACAGGTGAAACCTACATAATCTACCTAGTAAAGTTCTTATCTGTCCACGTTGCTGTGCTCTGTTAGATACAGAGTTCATCAATGATTTTACAAAAGGAACTCTTTGGTGATAGATAGAAAATAACTCATCTGCCTTATCTTTAGATACTCCTAATTCTGCCTGTAGTTTTGCTTTACCCATACCATAAAATAAACCTAAATTAATTGTTTTAGCTTGTGTTCTTGGTATGTCTGCCATCTTTGCAACAATTGTATGAAAGTCAGCGTTACCATCTAAATAAGAATCTTTAACACCAAAGACGCTTGTATCTTGATCCAGGGATGCATAGTGAACTACTAGTCTTGGTTCTTGTTGACTGTAGTCAAAACATCCCCACTCGCAACCAGACTCAGGTACAAAAAGGGATCTAATAAGAGGACCTAACTCTTTGTTGCGCGCAGGAATTTGTTGTAGGTTTGGATTAGAATAACTAAATCTTCCTGTTATTGTTCCTCCAGTATCAGACCTAATTTGATTTATGTCTGCATGTATTCTACCGTTATGTTCGTGTTTAATAATAGTATCTATGAATGTAGTATGTGCCTTGTTAATCTCTCTTGCTTTTGATATACATTGCACCAAAGGATGTTGATGAGTAGAAAGAAAATTTTTAGTAAATGAAGGCGCTTGTGTTTTGGCTGTCCGTTCGTATTCCAGGTTTAGTTTATCAAAGACTTTGGCTATCGACCGCGCTGCCCATATTTGAGTTTGTACTCCTGTTTCTTTTTCTACTTTTTGGAGTAGTGTTTCTTCTTCTGATGCTAATCGCTTCTTCAGTGTATGAGCTTTTTGAACGTCCACTCTCACCCCAAGAAATCGCATATCAACCAGACAAGGAAAAAGATCAGTCTCAAGATTAAAAATAGATTCTAGATCCTGGTCGCTTAATTCTTTTTGCATGATCTTCCACAAATTTAAAGTTAACTCTGCATCACGTTCAGCGTAGCTGCCAACATACATAGAAGGTAACTTCCACATGTCAGCTTTTGGATCAACGCCCCATTCTTTTGCAGCGGTTACTAGCTCTGTTTCATTTTTACCTTGACCTAAATAATCCCAACCTAAAGATCCAAGATCATATCTAAATCTATTTTCATTTACTAATGATGCTGCAATCATAGTATCAACTATCAATCCATTTATTTTGATACCCATGGATCTAATCCAACAAACATCATACATCGCATTGTGAAAAATTTTTATTGAAGTTGTTTTACAAATATCTGTAAACCATTGAATTACTTTATTTTTTTCTAAGTTACCACCGCCTTCATGATCGAATGGAAAGTATCCAGAATAACCCTCTGTTGCAACTGAAATACCTACAACCTTACCTTTACCAACTACAGAACCCGACCCCATAGTTTTAAGTTCAGGGTCTTGTGTCTCTAAGTCTATTGCAATCTCATCACAGAATCTTAAATCAGGAAACTCTTTTGGTTTTACCCATTCTGTTTGTGCTTTAAATTTCATAAATAATCTCTTTCCTTAATCATTTCTAAATAATGTATCGCTTTATCTATGTCTGCTATGCCACCTTTGTCTTTGTGTCTGCATATATATTTTATAGCATTACCCTCTGCAAATGGCAACTCATTATCATTTATAAATTTTGCAGGCTGTATTTTAAATTTTTGATAATGTGTCCCTGAAATTTGTTTGTTGTATGCACTCATATTTTAAACTCCTTTGATTTATTTCTC